AGTTGGTAGCGATACGGCTGAACTAGGCTCAGATGGGCTGGAATCGGTTTTTTTGCCGGTAACAGCTCCACGAATCCACTCACCGCTCAATGATTTGCCTTCACGCGGCTTTGAATTGATTGATTTCGCTGACCAGATTATTGATGGCGGCTTTATGCCGTGGCAAAAGTTTCTGGCCGAGCATTCTCTCAAGATAAAACCCGATGGCCGCTACCATCACCCAATCTCGGTGGCCACAGTCGCACGCCAAAATGGCAAAAGCACTTACATGATGGCCAGAATCTTGATGGGTTTATTTCATTGGCAAGAGAGCTTGCAGGTCTCCACAGCTCACCGATTGGTGACATCGCTGGAGCAATTCAGAGCAATTGTGCAGATTGTGGAAAGTCATGATGATCTAGCTAAACGGGTCAAGCGGATTAGGTGGCAACATGGAGCCGAGGAGATTGAAACGCTAGAAGGATCGCGTTTTATCATCAAAGCTGGTGGATCAGCAGCTAGAGGTTTATCAAAGCCGGAAAGCATCCACATGGATGAAATCCGAGAGCTGCACGACATGGAGACATTTGCCGCAATGCGATACACATTAATGGCTGCCAAAAATCCACAGGTCAATTGCTTTTCCACGGCCGGTGATTCTCACAGCATTGTTCTCAACCAATTGCGTGAGCGCGGATTGGCAGCAGCTAGTGGTGCATCCGATGATGTGGGCTATTTTGAATGGTCGGCACCGACTGATGAAATTTCATTGGAAAATGCGGCTTTTGCCAATCCCGGCCTCAACATAACAATTCACCCGGACAATATCCGAGCCGTTTTCAATGATCCGCCCGATGTGGTGCAAACCGAGGTTTTAAATCGTTGGGTGCAGACAATCTCCAGCGTTATTGGTGCTAAAGAATGGCAAGAATGTGGCGATGAAACAATTGACCTTGATGAGGATAAATTGACATGGATGGCCATTGACATTTCACCGGACAGAAAACATTGTGCATTAGTCGCGGCCCAAAAGCTTGGATCAGAGAGCTTTGTGATAAAGCTGCTTCACACTTGGGAAAACACCATTCAGCTAGATGATCGGGCAATTGCCAACGATGCAGCTAGTTATTGCCGAAAATATCCCATTGAGTATTTGCTTTACAGCCGGCGCACATCCGGGGCTGTTGCAGCTCGTATGCAGCCAGCCGGTATTCCAATTCATGACATGGATGCCGATTACCCGCAAGCATGCGATGAATTGCTCGGTGCAATCAATTCCGGGCGTTTAAAGCATCGCAACCAATCATCGCTCACCGAGCAAATGCTTTCAGCTGTGCAATTGAGGCGAGGTGATGGCGGTTGGGTTATTGGAAGGCGAGCAAGCCAATCGGCCGTGTGTGCTGCCGTAGCAGCCGCGCTATGCACACACTATGCGACACGCCCGGAAACGGATATCGATATTTTAGTGGGTTGATGCTTGACATTTTGAGAAAATGAGCCCATGGGATTATTTGACCGCAAACGCACAATTGAAGCTGTCTCGCCTATGCGCGGTGCTGACATAGCTGCATCAATTGGGCCAGCTCCAACACTTGATGCGTTTTATCCATTTGGTGGCGCGGATTATCTTGCAAGCCGAGAAGAAGCAATGAGTGTGCCAGCAATTGCACGCGCACGAAATATGATTTGCAATTCAATTGCCACAATTCCAATGCTGACACGCGACAAAACAACAGGTCAGGTTGTTGATCAACCCGTTGTGATTAACGATCCAGATAAGCGGGTGCCGGGAGCTGCATCTTGGTGTTGGGCGGCCGAGGATTTACTTTTTACAGGATTTTCTTATTTTCAAATAATGTCGGAATTTGCCGACACCGGCAGAGTGCGCGAGATGTGGCGCGTTGCTCCTAATCGTGTTGGTGTTTTCTTAAACGACAAAGGCACGCAAATTGAGTATTACACAGTTGATGGAATGCAGGTGCCATACACAGGACTTGGATCACTTGTTGTGTTTTATGGCAATGATGAAGGTTTGTTGAATAGAGCTGGTCGCACAATTCGCGCCGGTGCAGAGCTGGAGAGAGCTGCTGCAATGTATGCACGCGAACCCGTGCCATCGATGGTTTTGAAATCAAACGGCACAGCATTGCCAGCTGACCGCATTGCAAAATTGCTTGACGCGTGGGGCGCAGCTCGCAGAAATCGTGGCACAGCGTTTCTCAATGCTGACATCACAATGGAAACTGTTGGCTTTACACCAGAGCAAATTGGCCTCAATGCTGCACGCGAAATCATTGCAACAGAATTAGCGAGAGCCGTTGGCATTCCGGCTTACTTTATTGATGCGCCGACTGGATCATCCATGACCTATGCAAACGCCAGCACGGCGCGTCAAACTTTGTTGGATTTCTCATTATTGCCGTTGATGAACAGCTTATCCTCGAGACTTTCAATGCCAGATTTTACGCCATCAACGCAGCGCGTTGAATTTGATTTGAAGGCATACCTACGCGGCTCAGAGAAAGAGCGTGCAGAGATTTACAAAATTTTATTTGACATCGGGGCAATTACCACCGATGAAATTAGACAAATGGAGGATATGATCTCATGAAGCTAACAACACCGATGGAAATCACGGCAGCTGATTCCGATTCTCGGACAATCACCGGCCGCATAGTTGCATTCAACGAGCAAGCAAATGCGAGCACAGGCAAAGTCACTTTTGCCCGTGGATCAATTGTGCCTCAAGATGTTTTTTTAAACCTTGAGCATGACAACACACGCAGAATTGGCAAGAGCATTGCCATGAGTGTGAATGACAAAGAAATGACAGCGACTTTTAAGATTGCTAACACCACAGCCGGCACCGATGCGCTCACAGAGGCAATGGAAGGCTTACGCGATGGATTCAGCATTGAATTGGCCGTTGATAATTATGAAATGCAAAAAGATGGCACTATGAAAGTTTTAAATGGCCAGCTCAAAGGCGTTGCATTAGTTACCGAACCAGCCGTGCGATCTGCACGCGTTTCAGAGGTAGCAGCATCAGAAGATTCTGAAACTGAAACAGTTACAGAGACAACAAACCCAAATGAAGGAGACAAAGTGGATAACACTACCGAAAACACCGCTCCTGCCGCTGAACCGGTAGAGGCTCCAGCTGAGGCTGTGCAGGCATCACGACCTGCCTATTACACAGCTCCACGATCACCAATTGTGTCAAAGGTTTCATACCTTGAGCACTATCTAAAGGCAACAATTCTTCACGATGAGGATTCACGCCAATATGTAAAGGCAGCAGATAACACAACAGGAACAGCACCCGGAATGGTGCCAACACCACAAAGCACACAGGTTGTTAATGCATTGGCTAACGCTGATCGCGGAATGATTGATGCGCTAAGCCGTGAAACGCTTGTGGGCGAAGGAATGACATTTGAAATTCCACGCGTAACTGCCGTTCCTACTGTGGCCAATGTTGCAGAAAATGCAGCTGTCACAGATTCATCACTTTCAGCAACATTCTTGAGCGTACCTGTTCAATCATTTAAAGGCCGTGCCATCTCGACGGTAGAATTGATCGACCGCAGCCGGCCAGAGTACCTCACGGCTCTCTTAGCTAATCTTGAGTTCGCTTACGCAAAAGTAACTGATGAATTTGCTGTTGGCACAATTGCTGGTGCAGGTCAGCAAACTGGTGTGAATGCAAACTCATCAACAGGTTTCTTGGCTTACACATCTCAAGCTGCTGGTGCTGTTTATTCATCATCACTTGGGTTTGCTCGTAACATCGTTGTTTCTCCTGGACAATGGACAAACATCATGGGTTACAACGACAATGGCGCACCGCTATACAACGCAGCGCAACCATCAAATGCAGCCGGAAATGTGAGAGGCGATTCATTGCGCGGTGTAGTTTCACCGGGTCTAAACCTTTTTGTTTCTCGCTCAATTGGCAATGCAGGCCCAACAACATCAACCGGAGATTTCTCAATGGTTGTTGTTAATCCAGATGCTTGGACATGGTATGAGTCACCACGCTTCACATTGCGCACAGCGATTCAGAGCGATGGAACGATTGATATTCTCTACTACGGCTATGCAGCGATTGCTCCAAAGATTCCATTTGGCGCATGCTGGAACCAGACCTGAGCCGACTAACAAATCACTATCGGTAGCGGTCGCTCCCGAACGCTACTGACACGAAAGGAACCGAGATGCCAGCAATTGTCACAGCCTCACAGCTACGATCCATTCTTGGTGTCTCGGTTTCTTTATATTCTGACGCACAGCTTGATTCATTTATTGATTCAGCTGAGCAAACGATTTTGCCTTTACTTACGCAATACCAATCATCGGTGACATTTGCCAATGTGGATAATGCCGTCATTTATTTCACAACTATCCGGCCAAATTATTTTGTGCCGGGGCAATCTGTCATTGTTACCGGGGCCGGAACCTACAATGGCACTTACACAGTCACCGATGATCGGATTGAGCCTTACACATTCACAGCTGCAACAGCAGCAGCTGACCGGACTTATCCATTGCCATTTATCCCAAG